CCTCTGACCTCTTGTCTGAGTCAGAGCTTACAGGGCCGAACGCTCTAACAGCAGACTTTGTGGGCAATGGCATTGCTTACCTTTACGTCCGTTATGAGTACGATGGCGAAGTGTTTGCCAGCGGCGTTCCGCTTGTCACTGCGCTTGTGAAGGGCAAAAAGGTATATGACCCGCGAACATCTACAACGGCATATAGCAACAACGCAGCTTTATGTATTCGCGACTTCATCACAAGCACATATGGCCTAAATGACAGCGCGATTGATGATGTGAGCTTTTCCGCTGCGGCCAACGAGAGTGACGAAAATGTGCCGCTAAGTAGCAGCGGCACAGAAAAACGCTACACGATCAACGGCATTGTCAAAGCAAATTCCCCTACAGGCAAAGTGCTTGGGGACATGGCCACCGCTTGCGCTGGCACATTGTTCTGGGGTTCTGGTTATTGGAAGCTAAAGGTCGGCGCATATACCGCACCAGTTAAGACGTTGACGCTTGATGACCTGCGTGGGCCGATCAACCTGCAAACTCGCTCAAGCACCAGGGATAGCTTTAACGGCGTTGGCGGTACGTTTAACAACGCTGATGGCAAGTTTATCACCGCTGATTATCCGCCAATCAAAAGTAACACCTTCAAGGCCGAGGATGGCGGCGATGAAATGCTGCTGGACTTGCCATTGCCGTTTACTACTTCTGCATCCACAGCCCAGCGCATCGCGAAGATGACGCTGTATCGTGGACGCGAGCAGATGACGATCAGTGCTGACTTTGGGTTGGAGGCATTCAACATTGAGGTTGGCGACATCATTGCTTTTGACAATGATCGCTATGGCTTCGATGGCAAAGAGTTTGAAGTCATCGGCTGGAAGTTTGCGTCAGACCAAGAGGCTGGCGATCTGCGGGTAACTTTGACCTTGCAAGAGACATCTGAGGCAGCCTTTGACTGGAACGCTGAAGAACAAGACATTATTAACAATAATACAAACTTACCCTCCCCAAGCGAGGGTCTTTCTGTTGCCAACCTTCAGGTAAGTGATGACGGTCTAACTCAGGGAGATGGCACGTTTATAAATCGTGTTATAGTAACTTGGAGTGCCGCGACCAACGCATACCTTGATTATTATGAAGTAGAGTGGAAAGCTACGTCAGACAGTGCTTATAACTCTACGACCACAGACACGAACAGTATTGAACTGTCGCCCTTAGTTGATGGGGTGGAATACACTTTCCGTGTTCGTGCGGTTGCAAGTAATGGCTTCAAAGGAACAAAGGTTAGCCTTACATTTACTGCTGGTGGGGACACTACCGCACCGGGAATCCCCTCAAGCGTTTCTGGGTATCCAGGCACTCTATCAAACCTTATAACTTGGACAAACCCTACAGACAGTGACTTCAAGCACACTGAAGTTTACTTTAATACAAGTAATTCATCCTCTGGTGCGACCTTAGCCGGAACCTCGGGGGGGACAGAGTTTACTCATATAGGTCTCTCTGGTGGAACAACCGTTTACTATTGGTTAAAGTCTGTGGATTACTCAAATAACAGGTCTGGGTTTTCTTCTGGAACAGGTGCTATTACAACTTTAGACGCTCCCAGTGATGGCTTGGATGGCTTAAACAATACCACTGTGTTTTTATATAACAAAAGCTCTAGTGCAACTCCCCCGGCACTTTTCAGCGGGACTTTTACTTATACTTTTTCCACTGGGGTATTGAGTGGTGGTACGCTGAATGGGTGGTCTCAAGAACCCCCAACCCTGAGCCAAGGGGATAATTTGTTTGTCTCTCTGGCTACAGCAAGCTCTCGCACGGAAACCGATAGTATTCCGTCAACTGAGTTCAGCACCCCTGAGATTACAAGTATCGCTGGAACTGATGGTCTTCCCGGTGCTAATGGTTATAACACAGCGACAGTTTCCCTTTTGCGCAAGACATCAACGGCCTCGGCTCCATCCGACCCGACCGGGACGTTCACATATACATTCTCTACAGGTCTGTTATCTGGTGGGACATTCAATGGCTGGACTCAAACTGCCCCATCCTTGTCCAAGGGAGAGTATCTGTGGATTATACAAGCGTCAGCGTATTCCAACACCTCAACGGATACTATTGCTGCATCAGAGTTTACAGCGGCATCTATCATAGGCATTGCTGGGGATGATGGTAACGCGGGGGAGACTGGTGACACGGTAGTAACTGGCAAGGTTTATTATCAAATACTTCAATCAAATCAACCAGGCACCCCTTCTGCCAGCAGTTACAATGTATCAACGGCATCATTCTCAGGGCTTACTTCTAATTGGTCGCTAACGCAGCCAAGCGTTGAAATAACTGATACGGCCTTGAGAGAATGGTCATCTAACTTCACAGTGACCATTGACGGGGTAACTTCGGTTCAAACTATTGTGTTCACCGCGCCATCTGGGGCAATCCAAGTTACTGCCGATCTTGAGTCAGATAACTATGTCGCAAATAGTTCTGGTTGGAAATTGGAGCGTGATACGGGTGACATTGAGGTAAACTCAGGTCTTTTCCGTGGCGATATTACGGTCAGAGGCGATATTTCCTTTACTAATGACTCTCACACCAGTGCATTGGTTGGTGGCCCTTTTGGTCACATTGATAGTTCAGGAACCATAAACAGTTATTTAGATGGTGCTGGTCTTTATGTGTTTGTCATGGTTGGCGGTGGTGGTGCTGGTACTCGAAGTGATACAGATGAGACTAGTCATACTGCTGGCGGCGGCGGTGGCGGTGGTTGTGCAATATTTAGCTTTGACTGGGATGGATCAACTACTCTCAGCTTTGCTAGAGGAAGCGGCGGTATTTGGTCAGGTGGAAATGCCTTAGCTGGATCAGCGTCAACTTTCAGTTATGGTGGAAGTATTATTGCTACTGCCGGTGGCGGGGCTGGAGCGCCAAACTACCAAAGCACAGGTACTGCATCTGGAGGTACTGTATCCTTCAACGCAGGTGTTGTAACATTGCTGGCAAACATCGCAAGAACTGGCGGGAGTGCAGCGGTTACTTCAGGTGGTCAAGTCTGTGCTGGTGCTGGTGTCAGCTTCTTTGGAGATAACGGCGGCAATACAACGTCATCACAAAGTGCTAATGTTGGGGGTAGCCCTTATGGTCAGCCTCCTAGCACCTCTGACACAAGGTTAATTATGAATTTAAACCGCACATTCGGCTTCATAGGTGGAGCAGGGGCCGCTACAGGCGATCCACAGGCATCAGTTACCGCTGGCGTAGGAGGTCTGTTCTCTGGCGGAGGCTCTGTCCGGTCTAATGGAAGCGGTGTAGCAGGAAACGGTGGTATAGGCGGCGGCGGCGGCGGCGCTAGATGTGATAGTTCCCGCACTTCTGGTGTTGGTGGCCCCGGTGGTTTGTTTTGGAGTAAGTTATAATGACTATTGTTGAAAGAAGTTGGGTCATTAAGGACGCAGATGATAACGTCATCAACACCTTTGAGGGTGAGGCCAACAATGATTTCATCGGTCAGGAATGGGCTGACGGGACTGTTATTTCTTCTGTTGAGCAATTGCCTGATGTGACGATAGAAAGCGATGAGCCTTCCCCTTATGATCTTTTGCGTAAAGACAGGGACAAAGCATTAGTTGCTTCTGATTGGACACAGTTCAACGACAGCCCACTAACAGATGCCAAAAAGCAAGAGTGGGCTACCTACCGTCAAGCTCTTCGTGACTTACCAGCGAATACAACTGACCCTGCAAATGTAAATTGGCCGGAAAAGCCTTCTTAATTTACCTCGCTCCGCATTTGTGCTAACGTGCGAGCAACTTTGGAGACACATTGATGACCACCATTACACATAAGCGCGGAGACACATTCGAACTCTCCTCAACGATTGAAAATGCTGGCGTTGGAGTAGATATCACTAGCTGGACTATCAGCAGCCAAGCCAGGGACGAGGCTGATGCTGTCCTGCAAACATTTACTGTAACGAAGACCGATGCCGCCAACGGCGCTTTTACCGTTTCCGCTACAGCCGCGCAAACCGAACTTTGGCCTATCGGAAGCTACCAGATGGACATTGAGTTCATCGAGGCCGGCGGTGAGGTCAACTCCACCGAGACATTTACGCTGTCTGTTCTCCGCGACATCACAAGGGATTAATCATGGCTCTTTACACAGTAAGCATTACGGACGGAACAACTCTTGCGAACCTAGCTGTTTCCGCTGGTCGTGGCCCTAAGGGTGACGGCTGGACAGGTGTTACATACGACAACGGCACGGGTCGATTTACGTTCACCTCAACTGATGGCTTGGGCTATGTGTCCGACAGCATTACTGGCGACCTAGACACGGCTGTCACTGAAGCTGAAGCTGCACAGGCTGCTGCCGAGGCTGCACAAGCTGCAACTGAAAACATCTTTGACCAGTTTGGCGACCAGTACCTTGGGCCGAAGGCGTCTGATCCTACAGTTGACAACGATGGAGACCCGCTCACCGAGGGCGACATCTACTTCAACACGACAGATGATGTCCTGAAGTTCTACTCAGGCACAGCTTGGGTTGCACCTGAAAGCATTGCCACGACTGCTGCAAATGAAGCTGAAGCGTCTGCAACGGCTGCTGCTACATCTGAGACGAATGCAGCTTCCTCTGCATCTGCCGCCAGCACATCTGAAACAAACGCAGCATCAAGTGCATCTGCGGCAAGCACATCTGAGACGAATGCCGCTACCAGCGAGACGAATGCTGCATCATCTGCATCTGCTGCATCTACGTCAGAAACAAATGCCGCCGCTAGTGAGACTGCTGCTGCCGCTAGTGAAGCCGCTGCGGCTGCATCTGAGACTGCCGCTGCCACGTCTGAAAGCAATGCGGCTAGTTCAGCCAGTGCGGCCAGCACGTCTGCATCCAATGCTGCTACATCTGAGACCAACGCAGCTTCAAGTGCATCTGCTGCATCCACAAGCGAGACTAATGCAGCTAATTCGGCATCTTCTGCGGCTTCCAGCTATGACCAGTTTGATGATCGTTACCTCGGCAGCAAGTCATCTGCACCTACTGTAGACAACGACGGCAATGCACTGCTTACTGGTGCGCTGTACTGGGATAGCACTCTGGGCGGCTTGTACGTCTGGAATAGCACAAGCTGGGAAATTGCAGGTCAGCGTGATGAGTTGCTACAGGCAGTCGCTGCTACCAAGTCAGACACAGCCGTAGACGTATTCGTGTATCGGACAGCCGATGACAGTGACGGTGGTGCATGGCGTAAGCGCACACAAGGCACAAGCTGGTATAACGAGACGCTGAACACTGCTACTCGTGGTTCTCGTAAGGAGTTCCCTGCTGTTGCTGTGATTGTGGCTGAGAATACTCAGGTTACGATCTACGATGGTGATGACCCAAGTCTGCCTATGTGGATGGTGTTTAATCTGGACAGTAGTTTTATGATAAATCTGGCAGGCACTACTCGTCAGATAAAAGCCGTTCAGTTTCTTAACGGAATAATGGTAGTCCCCTTAAACAATGGCGTAAACAATGGCACTACTATAATTAAATTTATTGAAGATTTTGGCTATGAAATAGGTGCAGGTTATCAGCGTTATGGTGTTCAAAATGCTAAGATAGCTGACAGGAACGTAAACGCAACAACCTTCCCGCAACTTTCTTCTGTTGGTATTGTCTCTGGTGATTCTAACGATGTAGCCATGACCGTGCTACCCAACGCCCCTATTGATGCAGCTACTGGGCTTCCTGTGCCTACTATTGCAGTGGCGACTGCTGGTGGTGTCAGTGTTATCAAGGATGATGGTACTGTTGTTGATATTACGGGTGGTATTCCAAACAGCATATCCTTTACGAAAGAAAACAGATTGTTCTTTGACTGTGACATTGCTGCTGGGGGTTCACGAGCCTTTCGGGTTTTGGATATTCCAAGCGTCGATACTAACCTTACACTCGCAGCTAAACCCGCAGGTTCTCAGTATTATACTACGGCAACTTTTGCAGATACTTATCCAGAAGACATAGCTTTCCTAAATGGTTATGCAGCCAAGGCTGTACCAAATGCTATTGGTTTTCGTAATGGCACATCTCACCTTGCACTGATTGCACCAAAGCCTGATGATAACACAAAAGCCATGATTGCGTTTGTAACCTCCACCTACAACACAGGCTGGATGAACGGCGACATCAAACTAGCCACCTTGTCCGACACTGATGATACTGACGTTACTGGCAGTGAGTTGGTGACTAATGGTACGTTTGATACGGATACAAGTGGGTGGAGTGCAACCACAGCGACAATTACATACAATTCTGGTGTCGCAGATGTAGATCGCAATGGCGCTAGCTTTCACAACCAACCCAAAGCCCCTGTGGCTCTTGTAGGAGGGAAGACGTATACTTTTTCTTGTGATGTTACAACAGCGGCATCAGAGGCAAATGCTGTAATAGTTATATTGAATACAACTGCTGATGGTGACCTTTCTGATCAGGTTCTGCTACCATCAGGTTCAACTGGCACTATCTCTGGTACGGTTACGGCTCCGTCTACAGGTACTTACTATGTGATGATTGGTATATCACAATCAATTGCAGGTGCTGCTTCATTCGACAACATCTCAGTACGCCTAGCCGAAGAAGACCGCAGCGTGAACGGCAAGGGCTTGCAGGTGTTTGGCACTGTAACCAAGAACCCTGTAGCTTCTGGCGCTGATCTGGTGGCGTATAGTTCTGATGGTGTGGCTAATTATTTACTTCAGCCGTACAACAGTGACCTAGAGTTTGGTACTGGGGACTTCTGCTTTATGTTCTGGGACGATGGAACGTCGGGATCATATAGAGGGCTTGTAACATTCGGCGACAGAGGTGTTTCGTCAACAGACGGGCATGGTGTTAGAAGCGGCCCCTCTGGAAACGTATACCAGTTTTGGGCAAACACATCAGCGCAAAGTTCTGTGACAGGGGTAGTTGGTTCGTGGAACCACGTAACATTTGTTCGCAGAAGTGGTGTCTTATACAGTTACTTAAACGGGCAATTAAAAGATACTGATGCTTTTGATCACAATCTTGATACGCTCACTAATCCAGAAATGTCTGTTCTATACGGAGATGTTATTAAATCCACGACAATCTCTGTGGGTGTTTGGACAGGCAGTGCCGCCCTTCTACGCATCTCAGCCACAGCACCATCCCCAGAAGCCATTAAAAAGATATATGAGGATGAGAAAGTATTGTTTCAAGAGAATGCTAAGGCAGTGCTACATGGAACCTCAGATGCCGTGACCGCCCTAGCTTTTGACGATACAACTAATCTTTTGCACGTCGGAACGAGTGCAGGACGTAGTGTATTTCAGGGTCTTCGTCGTGTTGATAACACCACCACTGGTGTAACATCAGCTATTTCAGCCTCAAATGGATTGGTAGCAGAGCAATGATAAAACGTGAATTAACAGGTCAGAAGTTTGGGCGGCTCACTGTAAAAGAAAAGCTGGGCAGCCGAAACCAAAAGACATTTTGGCTTTGTGAGTGCGAATGCGGTCAAGCTACAGAAGTTGCCACTAATAAGCTGACATCAGGTCATACAAAATCATGTGGCTGCTACAGGAACGAGTTTGGCGTTGTTCATGGCATGATAAACCATTCTGCATACAACACATGGAAAAGCATGATGGCTCGTTGCTATAACGAAAACCACATGTACTACAGCTACTATGGCGGCAGGGGTATTACAGTGTGCGATGAATGGCATGACTTTGATACCTTCTGCAACGACATGGGCGAACGACCAGAGAGTTGCTCGTTAGATCGCATTGATGGTGACCTTGGTTATTGTCTGTCTAACTGCCGTTGGGCTACTGCAAAAGAGCAAGCAAACAATCGCAGCAACAACACGATCTTAGAGGCGTTTGGTCAAAGCAAGACGCTGTCTCAGCGGGCTGATGACCTTGGGACAACAACTGCAACGATAGCAGGTCGCTTACGATTGGACTGGTCAGTAGAAGATGCAGTCTCACGTCCTGTTGGCAAGAACAAAGCCCTGACCTTCAAGGGAATGACGAAGAACCTAAACCAGTGGGCCAAGGAAACAGGCATTGCTTATACGACAATAGTTAGCCGCTACAATCGTGGTCTTGCGGCACATGATATTCTGAAAGGAGCATACGCATGACCGTGAACGTATCTAAGCCAGCCATAAATGTACGGGAGGAGTTGGCTGACCTCCGCAAGCCTAGCGGTGTAGCTGGTGAGGCAATGCTTCGTGCTGATACACCACAGGAACAGTTTAACCTGATTGGTGCAGGGCGTAGGAACCTGATTATCAATGGTGATATGCAGGTGGCGCAGCGTGGAACGAGTGTTACAGGCGTTGTTACATCAACATATGGAGCTTGTGATCGCTGGAAGATAATGGAAGGCTCTGTTTCCGTCCTTACTTTAAGCCAAGATACAGACGCACCTGATGGATTTGATAATTCACTCAAGATTGTTCCAACAACAGCAGATAGCTCTGTTTCATCTAGTGATTATTCTGTTTTAAATCAAACAATAGAAGCCAGTAGTGTAAAGGGCGCAGCAACGGGTACTTCATCTTCACGTCCGTTTAGCCTGTCTTTCTGGGTTAAATCAAATGTAACTGGTACTTACTGCGTTGAGCTTTATGTAACCTCAAGCACCAATGTCTCCGCTGAATATACCATTAATCAAGCAGGTGTGTGGGAGTACAAAACTGTTGATTATCCACCGTCTCAGAATGCGTTTGGCTCTAACAATCTTAGCGTTCAGTTTTGGTTGCTAGCAGGTTCTAATTATAGCGGTGGGTCATCTGTAAAAAGAGTATGGTCATCTGGCGACAACACACGAGCAGCAGGGCAGGTAAATGTGCTTTCTAGCACCTCTAACTACTTCCAAATCACAGGCGTCCAACTAGAACTAGGCAAAGTCGCCACCCCGTTTGACCACCCTCGGTCTTACGGCGAAGAAATGGCGTTGTGTCAGCGGTATTATCAGAGCGTTTATGATAGTGGGATGTCTGCTATTGCTGCGGGTCGAGGCGCATCAGGAGGTGATGCTGTAGTTGTAGCAATCCCTATACCTGTGGCACTAAGGGCATCCCCTGCTGTTGCGAGTTCAGGGACGTATTATGTGTACGATCATAATAGTAGGATTAGCAGTACCCCCAACTCCGTTACCGTTTCAAATTATCCTACAAATGGCACTGTTATAGCATTATATTTTGCATTCTCTGGGATCGTGTGTGATGATGATAGGGTTAACTTTATATCTTCGCTTGGTGCTACTACTTTAACCTTAGATGCGGAGTTATAAAATGATTATATCTGAAGCAATACTTCAACAACATAATGGCGAAGATATAGCTATTGTTGTAACGTCCGATGGTATAAATATAGGCATACCTATAGACCCTAACAACCGCCACTATCAAGCTGTCCTAGACGCAATCATTGAACAAGGCGCAGACTGCTTTGCCAATGAAATTTCAGCAGACCTACAGGCAGCGGCTGATGAAAAGCAGTTCAACCAACAGCTTGCCGCTTACCGTACAGCCACAGCCCGACTAGCACAGTATGTTCTAGCTGATGGTCGTGAGGAAGTGCGTGAGATGCAGCCCACAGGTGAGCAGGTCTTCAACGAAGAGACAATGGAGATGGAAGACGTTATGCACGAAGTTATTGTGCAGACAGCCATTGAACCTGTTGAGGCTACAGTCACACGCTTGGTCTACTCTGATGACATGGACGCAGATCCTGTAGAAGAAACCATTGAGAACCCTCTGATTACGACTGATGTGGCTGAACGTGCAGCGGCACAGGCGGTTGTTGATGGTACGCCTGCTGCGGTAGTTGCGGGTGATCCTGAGTAGTAAAGTTGCTCGCGCAATCGCGGGTCGGGTTCATAACTATGTAAAAATGTGCTAATGTGCCAGCGAATAAATGGAGTTCGATCATGGAAGCTGACACGATGTGGAGCGCACTTTTAACCATCGTTATCACAGTCGTTGGTTTCTGGGTTAAGTCGTGGACGAACGAGATAACTCGTTTGCAGATACTGATTAACCGCACGCGCGAAGAATACATCACCAAGGCGGACAGCTCCGACCAGATGAACAGACTTATGACGCGGCTAGACGGCTTGGACGCCAAGATAGACCGCCTGATTGAGAGAAAGTGATGCTTTGCGCTCTGGTCTTTGTGAGCTTCGGACACGCATGGGTGCAGGGTGCAGGCAATGTTCTGGTGAAGTCGTGTTACTACAACTGCGGCAGTGAGAAGATAACAAAGGTGCAATGGTATGATCGCAAGTATAGCGTGCCGCCGCATTATGTTTGCCCAATGAGGTTTGCTGAAGCATGATTGATCCATTCACAGCATTCGCAGCAGCGCAGACCGCCGTATCCGCCATCAAGAAGGGTATCCAGCTCGGCAAGGACATTGGCGGCATATCCAATGATCTGGCCAAATTTGCTGGCGCGTTTTCAGACTTAGAGTTCGCGCATAAGTCAGCGGAGAACCAGCCGTGGTATGCCGTACTGTTTGGCGGCAGTGGCCCCAGTGCGATGGACATCTTTGCCAAAAAGAAACAGGCGGAGGCTCTTCGTGCAGATATTAAGCAATATATTCAGTTTGGCTACGGCCAGTCTGCTTGGCAAGAACTCCTGCGCATCGAAGCGCAAGTGCGCAAGGATCGTCAGAAAACTTTATATCGTAAGGCGGAGATTAAGCAGGCGATTATCGAGTGGACTTTGGGCATTCTGGTGGTGGTATCAGGCGTTGGTATCCTCGGCGTGGGAATTTATTTCCTCGGCAAAAAGCAGGCGAAATGGTAGATGAAAGACGCAGAGATCATACGTCAGTTCGATCAGAACATTGAGCTAATCATTGAGGGCTTGGCTGCTCGATCAGGGCGAGAGTTTCAGGAAGTTCTTTTGCTATTGCAGAAAGGCAGGAAGCTACATGGCACACACAATACTTGATAATTGGAAGGTTCTGCCGCGACTGATGATGCTGGCGGTCACTGTGCTGACCTATCAGGCGGTGCATTGGTTTATGTCGTTACCTGACCCCAGCGTTGCTCAATCAGGGCTTGTCAGCGTCTGTATGGGGGCGCTCACAGGCTGCTTTGGCATCTGGATGGGTAAGGAGTCCAAAACGAGCGTAACCAGCACTGGTTCAAGCTCAAAAGTCGAGTATGAGGTGGGTAAATGAGTTTTCTCAGCGATCTGATAGCGCCAGCCACCGAGCTTGCAGGCAAGTTTATCCAAGACAAAGATCAAGCGGCACGGCTGGCGCATGAGTTAAGTACGATGGCCGACAAGCACGCGCAAGAAGCCATGCTTGCGCAGATCGAGGTCAACAAGGCTGAAGCGGCCAGCGGATCAGTGTTTAAGGGTGGTTGGCGTCCGTTTATCGGATGGGTTTGCGGCGCTGCGTTTGCATACCACTTTGTCTTACAGCCATTCATCGTCTTCGGCGTTTCGGTCGCCGGAGTGGAAATACCTGAGCTGCCATCGTTTGACATGAGCAGCTTGATGACAGTTATGATGGGGATGCTCGGTCTGGGCGGTCTCCGCAGCTACGAAAAGAAACAGGGGCTAACGAAATGACTTACAAATTATCACAACGCAGTTTGGACCGCATGGAGGGCGTAGATGAGAGATTGGTGGGAGTGGTTAAACATGCAATCACGGCAACCAAGACCGACTTCGGCGTTATCCAAGGGCTTCGCACGATTGAGATGCAGAAGGCTCTGGTCGCCAAGGGCGCGTCACAGACAATGAAATCCAAGCACCTCGATGGCCTTGCCGTTGACTTGATGGCCTACATTGGTGGACGCGGCTCATGGGAACTGAACCTATATGATGACCTGGCCGACGCAATGGCCGAGGGTGCCAACGCTGTGGGCTGCAAAGTGCGCTGGGGTGCTGCATGGCACATTGACAGCATTGGCCAGTATAAAGGCACAATGGAAGAGGCCATGAACGAATACATTGATTTGCGTCGGTCACAAGGGCGCCGGCCCTTCATTGATGGACCGCACTTCGAATTGATGATTTAGCTTAGTCCGGTTAGCTAAGTGGCCAGGCAAGATCAGAAGGCCAGTGCATCGGTGGGTAGGGCGGGAGAGCATTTAGCTCTCGCCTACTTGTCCCTCGCTGGTTACTCTTGCACGCTCTGCCAGATCAAAGATCACGATGCGTATATACAAACGGATACACAGACGCTGACCTTACAGGTTAAAACCGCAAGCAAGACGCATAAGACTACCAATAGATACGCATTTCACACACCCAAAAAGAACGTAGGCGTGTCAGACGTGTTTGCGTTTGTGGCAATTGATTTAGGCGCCGTGGTCTTCCGCCGGGGCGATGAGCTGACCTCCGTTACGACATACATTTCGCCAAAGGAATTTATGGATGAAGAGCAGTCAATGCAAAAAACATTCGACAGCTTCAAATAACCGCTTGTGACTGTGTTCATACTTCAGTTATAACGTCCGAGCAGGGTGGCTATCATCACAAGATAAAATCGACTTACCACGGGAATGGTTTGGTTGTTTAGCCTAGTGTGACGTTGCTACCAAATGTGCCAGCATTCAATTCAACGGCCACCCTGCACGATTACTAGAATATAATACCCACCAGCGCCATCAAGCCAGCGCCGCTGATGAAGCCAAAGATGGCTCCGATCAGACCTGCTGCGTTTATCATGCGCTCAAGTTCTTTGTCAGTCATCTAAACTCTCCACCATTTGTATTCTCTCGCCAATCCAGCGCATAACCGGAACAGCCATTGAGTTGCCCATTGCCTTATATCGAGGACCATCTGGGCAATCTTCTGCTGGCTTATTACGCCACGGTATCTGCGTGAAGTTGTCTGGGAAGCCTTGCAAGCGTTCGCATTCTGTTGGCGTTAGGCGGCGCACTTGATGACCTTTTGCGACTGCTTGCGCCACGCCCCTTGCGTCATGGGTGTACGCTTGCTCTGCGTCAAGATGATCCCTGCCTTGAGGCCCCGCATTTGGTTTGCGACCTATTGAATGTGGATGTATCGCAAAAGCCACCGCTGGCGTCTTGCTTTTATCCAGCGTTGGCGTGACTTCCGTTGACACGCTGTCGCCTTGGTTGGCGCTGTTTTGCGCGCCGAATGCAATGGGCAACAAATGCGCCTGCTCTGCATCTTGCACGCTAATTGATCGGCCTGTTCTGGCGCAAATCGAATCAACGCTGTCTGGCACAAACAATGGCGCACCACTGTTGATGTGCTGATCTTCTAAACCTTGCTTGTCACCGAATGCGGCGTTTAGCGTTGATGCGATTTCGGCTGGCCATGTTGGCTGCAAGTAACCGCTGCAAGCCTCGTCAGTGCCTAGTCCACCGCCGCCACCGCTTCCAGAGCGTGTTGTAACTGTTCCGGCAACCTCTTTCCCCGCTTCTCGGCTCGGCGGAGG